GATTCTCTGCCCTAATTAATGGTGGTACATGAGAAAACAATCTGTCGCTTGTGCTTTCACCCATCCACCTAGTAAACGAATAGGTAGTTGTCTGGGGAACACGGAAGATACGAGACTTGGACCATGTAACTGATGATCCAGTTATACCAAGTCCGGAACCAGTTGCGTTTCTTGGAGATATATGTAGACCATCAGAACTTTGACTTGATGCTCCTGATCCAGTTGCCGTTCTAAATTTAATTGAAAAACTTGTTACAGATTGTGACCCAATACCAGATCCGGTTGCTGCCCTAGGTGCAATATGCAAACTAGTTGATGATTGTGTACCGGTACCCGAACCAGTTGCATATCTAATACCAACAATGATTTTAAACGAAGAAGAAGAACCAGTTCCAGCAGACGTGGAACCCGAACGGTATCTGGTAATTAATTTTGTTGCTGTTGCTGTTCCGGTTCCAGAACCAGAAGCAGCTTTGGCATTTAGTTTGCTGCCAATTCCAGTTTGTGTACCGGTACCTGATCCAGTAGCAGTACGAGGGGCAATGTGTAAACCAGTTGCACCACCATTAGTTGCACCGATACCAGAACCAGTAGCGCTAACTTGTTTAACTCTTGCACCAGTTGCTGACTGTGTTCCAGCACCAGACCCAGTTGCTGTGCGCGGAAGTATTTCAATTGCAGTAGCGCTCTGAGTTCCAGCACCAGAACCCGTGGCAGTACGCGCAGTAGGAACACCGTTGTAAAACTTTGCAGTCTTTTTAAACGGTTCTGTAAAAGTTATTACAGCTGCCATGAGGGGTTATCCCCTACCGACTAATCGAGGGACAGTGTAAGAGCGGTAATTTGAAAAGTATCGCCGGCAGTTACAGCAGCCGAAGATGACAAAGCTCCAGACCAAAGAGGGTTACCAGCAGTTGAAGCATCCCACAACGACCAGTGCGAATATGTTTCAGTTGTTGAAACGTTGGTCCATGAAATTGTTGCAGATGTTGCAATGGCACCAGAAGCAGCAGCAGCCCAAGTAGCTGACTGGCGGCTTGTATTGGCTGCAGCAGCAGTTGTGCAATCCTCACCCGGATCAGCAGTATGCAATTTTACATAGGTTGTTGTTGGCATCGTCCACGAAGTCTTACCTGTGGTGTGCTCTAAAATCTTTAATTCTGCGTAGTTCGAAATTGACATAAAAACCTTTCTAAGTTTTTACAGTATAGCAAAGTCCCCCGACCAGTGATCAGCCTGGTCGAGGGACTGTTTGCCTTTTTACTTATGCGTTGTTTGAACCGATTGACGATGCTGACTCAATGCGACGCAACGATGCTTCGCGGAAGCGACCGTAGCCACCAAGCCAGTACCAACCCAATGGTTGCAAGCGCATGAGGGTGTCGTTGACATTGCCACGAACAACCTTTGGAACTGCTCCGTTACCATCCTGAGTGCTGAACGCCTTAGCAAGCGCCTGGCGACCCATGATAAGAGTTGCGTACGAGTCACCCGTACCAGCAGCGCCAGCACCGTTAAACACGTTGGTGAATACTTTTGCGCGTGGCGTTTCGATAAAGCGAACCGACTCAAAGAGACCGATCTCGCCGTTGTAGATGCCGCTTGGATCGACGTAGTTAGCAGGTGTGCGCCATGCTGATGCGTCGGTTGCCGAACGGAAGTCGTACGAAACGTCTGGGTGGATAAAGCCAATGTACGAACCATTGAAGGTTGCAACATTTGCGCCACGCAAAGCAGCTACCTGCTTGCGAACGTCGTTGGCAGCCAAGACGTCTGCGACAGCCAAGCCGACACGACTTGACTTACCGTTTGAGTAAGCCACGTTGGTTCCTGCGGCAAGAACGTCACGGCAAACCTGGTCCATGGAATCGCCAGCGTTGTAGCCAATGATGTTGGCTGCTGCTGAATCGACATCCAAGAATGCAGTTCCACGCAACTTAGCGGTTGTGACAACTGCGTTACCGTACTCGTAAAGAGTTACAGTTACTTGGCTGTCTGCCAATGCTACTGGAGTTACGTCAACAGTTTCTGACAGCGTGCTTGTGGCTGCTGCGATGTCGCTGAAGATGGTGAATGTGACGCCAGTACCCGGCATTGCCTGTTGTACTGGTTGTACATCTGCTGCCTGATCGAACAAGAGTTCTGAACGCAATGCGAAGTACGCAAGACGATCAAATGCTACCTGGTCTACAGACAGGGATGAGGTTGTTGTTTCGCCTGCCATGATGATTTTTCCTTAAGTTAGTTAGATGATGTTGGTTTGATTAGCTCTTGCTTGGGCCAACAATTCCATAACTTCTTTTTCGGATTTAGCGTTCATCATCCTATTTGCATAGTCGACCACCGGTTCTGCATTATCACCAGCCTGTGCTGCGTTACCCATTCTGTTCCACGCCTGCTGTTCTTGGGGTGTGGCCGATTGTGTTTGCTGTACTTTAGGTTGTGTGAGTTTTGCTTCTTGGGCTGCAGCTTGAATAGCTTCCGCTGTCATATCACCGTCGTATGCTTTGACAAAGTACTTTGCCATTGGTGAGGTGAGATCAATTCCCGCCTCTACAAAAGCTAACTTCTTCTTAGCATCCTCAGCTTCTACTTTCAACTGACGAAGTTCTTTATTCTCGGCTTCCAGTTTCTTCAGATGTGATCTGACTGGATCCCGTTGCTGCTGTTGGTCTTGAACGTTTTCCTCTTCGTAGAAGTCTTGTTCTTGCATGACCCACTCCTCTGCCCACGCTTGGCTGGAGGGTCCAAACGGCTGCATTACTCACCCCTATGTACACATCGAAACCGGGGATCTCCGATGGGTAGTTCCTAGTGGAACTAATTCAATAGTACACCATTACTTGCTTTTGTCAAGTAACTAGATTCCTGCTTGTCCAATTCCAGACTTACCAAGTCCACCGGCCTGTTGCATGGAGAAGTCTCCACCACCAGAGAAGCCGGCAATACGGCCCTTCTTCCTATCTTCAAGTATTTTCCTAGAAGCGGAGTCAATACCAAGTTGTGCTCCAGCAATCTGCTCGGTGGTCAAAGCCTGTTCTGTTCCCTGTGCCCTGGTCAGTTCATTCATGTCAGCAATGGTGGTAAAGGCTTGTTTCTGTGCAGCCTCAGAAATATTCTGTCTTACAACATCTTCAGAGAATGCAGCACTAAGACCAATACCAGCAGTACGTTGAGCCTGTGCTGCAACCATGGCAGCCTGGGCCTCGCGCTTGTAGTCAGCGGCAATCAACTGTGGGCGCGCTCTATCTGGGTCAATAAAGTAAGCAAGAATATCTCCATCGGAAATACCATACAATGACTTAAGTTTATCTGTTACGTCGGCAGGGGCATCCCTTACAACGTTGTATGCATCCTGAATTCTTGTACTCAGCTCATAGATGGATACATCTCCACCAATCATCTTGTCCAGATCTGCTTGGGTGTCATAGAAACCAGGTGGCAGACCAGACGATTGAAGTGTCTTTTTATAAGTACTTTCCATTGAGAGGTAAGTGGAAGGATTGAGCTCCGACAAACCTTTGGATTTGCGAATTTCATTTGCAGCAAACCTAGCTTTATACGCAGGTTCTTCCTTTAAAGAAAAAACAAAAGCATCAGGGCTACTCAAATCAATTTCACTCTTTGTATATTTTGCCCATATTACTGAATACAAAGAATCAAGGCCGTACCTAGATAGACCCTCTTTGATAATTGACTCTGCTCCAGCTGCTGGGACAAATGCACCTTTACCAGTACCGTCACCAGTACCGTCATCAGAACCGTCATCTTTAGGCGCAACTGCAACCACACCCTGGGCAGCGCCATAAGCACCGGTCATTCCCTGATCGGCTTGCATGCCAATAATTTTTAAAGCGTTTTCTGCATCAGCAACACTGTATTTTCCGCTATGAACACCAGTATTAACTTCATCAATGTAAGTTTGAACTGCGCCAGTAACGCGGGGACCTAAAGTGTTGTAAAGGTTTGTAACGTTGGTAAAATCTGGTGCACCGTTGCCGTTGCCGTTGCCGTTGCCACCACCGTTGCCGTTGTCCCCACCGTCACCAGGAACGTCAATCATTGGTCCTGGTCCTGGACCAGTCCAGTTAGGGTCATTCTTCATTACCATTATTGAACCTTTCCAAATGCTTCAGCAAGTGTTTGAACAATATTGCGAGCATCGCTTTTTGCCTGCTTGGTATTCCCATAATTATA